AGTTCCATATGTCGCAAGGCAAGAGCACGGTGGATTGTCTCCTCCGCCCCTTCCTTGCAGATACCAGCAACAGGTTTCACTGGTGTCCATTTGCGCTTTCGCGCCATTAATTTGTCGTAAGGTGTCATTATTCAGCGCAATCGCATTGTGGTTCGTTTAGGATTTCAGACAGGTAGTCATCAACATCCACATCTTTCAGAGCTGCATAAGCATCGCTCTTATCCTGCACATCACCCATCACTTGCAGGGAGTAATACAGAGAAGTCTGAGGAGATTCTAACCACTCTTCGATAAAGTCTGCGTCCATCGTGGTCATATCAGACCACCAGTTGAACGAGTATCCATGAAGAAGACCTGTGGAGGAGAACAGTTTCATAATGCCATCAGCGACTTGCTTATAGACATCCCATCCTACCTCTGATGCGATTTCAACATCGCCATAATCATATGTCTCGACACCAAAGGTGCCAGAGTCCCGGTCAACAGTCCGCGCAATAGGCGGAGCGATCTCGGGTGTGCAGGTGTAGCCATCCAAGTCCTTGGATCTGTAGCTGCACGATGCAGTTGGTGCAATAGCAAAGGCTCTCACCATATTGTTAGCGCGGGCAATGCTAGCAGCAGCTTGGATGCCAGACTTAATCTGTCGGACTAGCTCAAATGCTGCAGTAGCACGGATCTCACCAGCGTGGAAGTGCTCTAAAGCTCTACCGAACTGTGCGTAAGTGACTCCATATCGCCGCAGGAGGTTTGCGAGACCCAGGACGCCAAGTCCAACTTGTCGATCCTCGGCAGGACTGAGGTATTCTCCAGTCTCTCCAACGCCTGTTTCTGAATGGAGTGCACAAAGCTGCGACATCCCTGAAGTGAAAGCACGAGGGATGTCATCGAACTCACAGGCTCCAAGATTACAGTGCTGTAGTAAACATGTTCCGCGGGAGGGCAGGTACACTTCAAGGCATACATTTCCTCTGATCCTTTTTCTTTCATTGTCATACCTTACTTTGTTGAGCCAGATGTCACCAGCACGAATGCCTTTGAATAGTTTTTGGCGGGTGAGCATATCCATATCCTCCCACCATTCAGGTGTGATGTTGACACATCGCTTGACCCAGGGTAGCTCCTCTCTTGGAGTTGTGATGAACTCATCAATGTCCGGGTGAGACGCGTCCAGATGGAGCACTATCGCACCGTTCTTGTATCGACCACCTCTGCGTAAGATCTGATTCAGAGTAGAATAGATCTTCCCGAACGAGACAGGACCAGAGGCAAGTAACCCTTTGCCATTATCATCTCCTTTGGGTCGGAGTTTTGAGAGGTGGATAGCACAGCCTGCACCATTGCGTAAGGCGTGCGAGGCGAAGCGCCACGAGGCTTCAATACCATTTGGACCCTCCATTGAGTCTTCTACTACAAAGACCGTGCACGACACGGGTAAGCGTCCATAGGGTTCATCCATCCAGGATTGAACGCGTCCAGTTCTAGAAATCAGTTCAGCCATCGATCAAATCTTTCAGTTTAGGTGGTTCATAGTTCGGTCCCTTCAGGACCTTGCCATCCCTGCGGCGGATGGGTGTGCCGTCCAAGCCTAGCTTAGACAAGTTGGACCTGTGGACACGGTTCATCGCTTCCTCCAGGTCCCATTCCATATTTTCTGCGTATTGAAAGCAGACATACACAAGGTCTGCTAGTTCCTTCAGCTCCTCTTCGTAGCCTTCATGCTCACAGGCATTAATGAATTCGGCGTACTCTTCCGAGATCAAATCCTGTTGCATAGTCCGGTTCTTCCTCCCATTCGGAATCCCATAGGCTGTACGGAACTGTATGGCTTGGTCGGATAGGCTCGTCGCTCGGCAGTGTTGTGTGTTGGAGTTCATTCTCAAGATAGTGGATAGCCTTCTGTAGGTCCTCCGTGCGAGAACCTTTGTGATCGGCTCTGCAAATATATTTAATAGCATTGCCGAGATGGTAGTTCAGTTTCTGGTCACGAATAAAATCCCAAACCTCAATAGAACCTGTTGTGTAGTGTGTGGGTGATTTGCTTACCATTTTTTGACAAGGTTAGCGACATTGTTTGACAGGACATAAACCTGTTCTTGTAGTGCCATGAAGACAGTGATGATGTCCTCACGGCTAGCTTTCTGTAGGAGATCTTCAATCCTTTTTAGTTGAAACTCCTGCTCCATTGTTAGGTCTAAAATCGGCGGCGGCGGGACACCATGCGACGAATCGTTTGTTGATGAAGTCATAATCAGATGCGTGGAGGATTTTGGCAAGTCTAGCATTGAGTAGTGCGTCGGTATGGGTCATACCCTTTGACTTGAAAGCATCAACTACTGTTTCCCAGTAGTATCCTTTTTCTTCAAAGAGTTTTGTTGCGGTCTTAACACCGTATCCAGGCACGCCAGCGTAGCCGTCAGTTTGGTCGCCTGCAAGTGTTTGAATAAAATGCCATTGGTGCCCAGCTTCTGGCGTAATAGTCGTAACGGAGTCCTTGAGATCATAGAGTTTACCGGGGATTTGGCGCATGTCCTTATCGGGTGATACAATCACATTACCTGGGTTCGCCGTGGCATAGATACCTAGTGCATCATCTGCCTCCAGTTCCTCCATCACTATCACCTCATATTCTAGGCTAAGTGCTGCTATGGCGCGTTTATAGCCACAGGGTTTCTTTCTATTACGATGTCCCTTGTAATCCGGGAACAAATTTTTTCTGAAATTTTTATGGTGACTGAAGAACAGGATAAGGGTAGAATCGAAGAACTCTTTCTTGATCTTATCTAGTTCCCGTTTGATAGTCTTCATTACATCAGAGAAATGGCTGGTGACAACGATAAGGTCTTCACCAAAGTCAACCTCTGTCTCTGCGGCGGCGCAGGATTTGTAGACAATGTAATCAGCGTCAATGAGAAGCTTCATGCATTGTCCTCTTAAAGTTAATCATTAGTGTGTTTCGCTCCAATTGTTTCCGGTGGTTGCCTCGGCATCAATCCTGATGCGAAGCTTATAGTATTCTCCTGCCTCTGTAGCTGATAGCAACAGGGAGGATGATAAGTCTGCAGCGTGTGCAGGGTCTACCTCGAACTGTAGTTCGTCGTGAATGAATGCTAGCTGTGATGCACAGAGCTGTAGCTCTTTCATATGCTCTTGGTTGATAACCATCCACCGCTTCGCGACAACTCCAGCTCCTGACTGGAGCAGGTAGTTCAACGCCTTGTGAGGTGAATCAACAGTAATTTTTCTGCTGTCGATAGAGCGGACGAACCCTTTCTCCGAAGCTTTCTTGACAGCTTCGAGTAGGTCACCCAGTCCTTCAATCGCTTCGACATATGCTGCACGAATCTCTTTGCCTTTTCTTTTAGCGGCAGTTGAGGATAGCTGTTTGTCATAACTGTGTCCGATCTTTTCATCACCTGCTCCATACAACATAGCGTAGGTGACCGTCTTCACTTGAGACCTTGAGATTCCTATCTTGTCAGCATTGACCTGGTGTATGTCTCCATTGAGGAGTATGTCCGCATACCGTCCGGAGTCCCACCTAGCAAGATAGTGAGAAAGCATCCGAAGCTCAATGCCAGATAGGTCAGCGCCACAAAGGACCATACCCTTTGACGCAATGAAGAGTTGTCTGAATCGTTCATCAGCAGGTACTTGTGCAAGGTTAGGGTTACGGTGAGCGCAGCGGTGTGTGTTCGTGGCTACGGAACAATGATGATGAATACGCTTAGCAGTCGTAGATAGCTTCAGCCAGGCGTTCTCGCCTTCGCTGATCATTCCAAGCATCTTCGTTATCGTCAAAATCCGGTGGAACATCATCGCTACTTCCGTCCCAATATCTTTGAGAGTTACCTCGTCGATGATAGCTTTGCCAGTAGGTGTCGTCTGTGTCGGCGTCCAGCCATGAAATGTTTGCAGGATCCATGAGATGTGATCACGAGAAGAGCAGTTGAGATCTTTTAGTCGAGTAAAGGGTGCACCCTCGACATATCCTTGGCGGCGGTTATTTCGTTTAGGAGTGAATTCTGATCCTCTAACGAAAGGATGCCGTTGTCGTAGTAGCGCTTCAGTATCTCTGAGTTCTTTGGAGAGAGCATTGGCAAGGGTGATTGCAGCAGTCTCATCAAACGACCATCCATGTGACTCCTGTTCCGTAAGAATTCGTTGTACTTCATGTTCTAGCGAGACCCATTCAGGTAAGGTTGGAAGTGGTGCCATAGTTTGGTGGTGACGCGTACATCTTGAATACAATAGTCTTCCATCTCTTGTGACCAGTCAGACCAATCACCAGTGGAACTGTATTCACCTTTAAGTTCATTCAATCTGTACCCGTATGATTCAAGTGAGTGTTTACCGTATAGTTTGAGTGGCATCTTATCCCAAAGATGCGTCTTGTCTAGCTTCATCATATCCGCGTGGTACAATCTACTAAGTAGTAGAGTGTCAATACAATCGGCAGTACGATCAAACCAGCCATAAAGTTTTTGTAGAACAGGTATATCATAGCTAAGGATGTTATGACCAATGATGCAATCCGCATCCTGTAGTCGTTGTATCCCACGTACAATAGGCTCCTGGTTGCCCGTGTCGTTGTATGCCAACGTCTCTTTAGAGTCGAGATCATGGATAGCCAGGCAATGGACGGTAGTAACATTGTAGAGTAATCCGTTGGTTTCAATGTCAAAGACAAGATTCATCGACCTGTCCACTTGTATGTCTTGTCTACGAATTGTGCTTTCTTTACAGCCTCCGGTGTAGGTGGGTTAGGTTTGTTTAGTTTGAGTTGCTGACTATAGGTGAGCATAGGACCAGGATCAAAAATCTGTTGCCGGGTCGAACTCTTTAGTGGATTCTGTTTCATGGAATTGACAGGTGTCTAGGTCGTAGATCAGTTCGCAGGCGACGCCAGTTTCGCCTGAATAACGATTTTTAAGGACGCGCACAGTCGTAGAGCTTCGTTCAGGTCCGCTCTGTTGATCTCGCTCCAGTGCAATGCACGCATCGCTGAGTTGAGCAATAGAAGCGGATCCTCGAAGTTGTCCGAGTGTGACTCTAGCTCCCTCTTCATGGTTGACATCTGATGAAGTTCTCCGTAGGTGTGATACAAGAAATAGTGAAATACCTGTGCGCTCAACAAGAGAGCGTAGGCGTGTCATAGTGGTGTCAATCATTCGTCGCTCGTCTCCGTCCAGTCCACTGAGGAGGATGGAGAGGTGGTCGAGGAAGATGATTCGTGTGTCGAGACCCGATGCCAGATACTCAATCCGATTATAGATAACATCAGGGTCATAGGAGCCGAAACCATCATACAAATGGAGATCCCAATTAGCCATCGTAGCATCGAATGCGTCCGTGAGTTCTTCATGGGTGTGTTCTCCAATGTGTAGTGGCTTGCCTATGGCTGATGACATCAGTCCAAGGGATGTGCGACGGTTTGATTCTTCAAGAGCAATATAACCGACCCGTTCTCCATTTTGGAGAAAGCTAGTTGCAAGCTCCCTGCAGAATGAGGACTTGCCGATACCACTTCCAGCAGTGATTGTGACAAGCTCTCCATATCTGACTCCGTGTAGAATCCTTTGTAGTCCGGTGTAAGGGTAGTCATGATCAGCAGGAGGTTGTGGTGAGGTGACAAGTTCTAGTAGTGTCTTAGCATCAATGATGCCGTCAGGTCTGTATGGCTTGGCGTCCCAGTAGGCACGCGTCAGAGCATCGTAGTCATTGGCTTGCAATGCATCAGATGCGTCCTTGTAGTCATTCAGTCTGGCAATGTAGACTTTTCCTGGCGGGAGGACGGACGCGGCAGCATTGGCTGCGTCGATCCCAGCTTGATCGGAATCAAAGAAGAGAACAATCTGCTCAAATCCCTGTAGAAATTGTAGATTCTTCTGAATCGACTTTTTTGCTGAAGCTGCACCAGATGGAAGCGAAACCACGCTCCATGTTGGTGCAATCTCAAGACACGACGCCGCATCAAGCTCACCTTCAGTAATTGTAATTCGTTTACCGTTAGGTCTCCATAGATGTTGACCGAAAAAAGATCCGTCAGTTTCTCCTTCATAGCTAAATACCTTTGATTTAGTTCGAGTCTTAGCGCCAATTGGTTGCCCATTTGAGTTGTGATAGTAGAATCGTAACGAATCACCGTCGCGGTAAATCTTTAGTTTTTCGCAGGTCTTCTCTGATATGTTGCGCTTGTTCAAGCGGACTGCAGAGCCTGCGTAGCTCATAGTCATTTTGTTTTGTTGCGAGGTGGATGAACCATCTGGTGCTGTCCATGCGTGACATACGAAACAATAAGTGTGTCCGTCTGTATAGACTGCGAGTCCATCACTGGAGCCGCAGTTATCACAGGCGTCATGGTGCGAGAATTCAGATGAGCCATTCAACTGGGATGGATCCATAGCTGCACCATTTAATGTTATGACGATCACACCACTTGGCGTAAGTCGTCTTGGATTTCTTACTGATTTTATTATATGGAGACTGGAATACCATACGAAGATCAATCTCAGGATGCTGCTCAATGACAGCCTTTACCTTCCTTCGATCTTCAGGTTCCCACAGTCCTTTGCATTCTAAATAGACGCCGTTAGGCAAAACGAAGTCAGGCGTGTACGAGAACTGAATTTCATAGGGTATCCTAGTTGGTTCATACTCGTACTTGACACCTAACTCCACCATCAGATCAGCAACCTTTTCTTCGAGTCCTGATCTGAATGCCATCAGAAGTCATCCTCTTCATTATCTGCAGCTGGTGTGATTACAGGATCACTAGCTTTGAATCCTTCAGTGTTACCAAACAGAGCGGCAACATCTTCCACAGGCATATCACCTGTATCAACGCCAGCCTTAGCATTCAATGCAACAACTTGGATGGCTTGGCACTTGAGGGACGTACCATACGTGACGCCATCCTTGAGGATATAAGGTTTTTGGTAGAACGCAAGCTTAACTTTCGCTCCTCCGTAGATAGGTAGATTAACGTCAGTGATAGGAGTACCTTCAGTATCAACCACTGGCGGCTTGAGATCCTCATTCCATGAGAATTTAACTTTGTATTGACCATCAGCAACCTCTTCCCAAGGCTCAGGTTTGCAGACACTACGCTTCGGGTTCTTCAGTTTTGATTCACACCATTTCAGTGTTTCAATGCGGTCCTCTTCCAGTTTGTTAATCATGTCCTGATCAATCAGAGCAGACATACTGTAGCCAAACTTGGAGGGTTTCATAACAGCCTGATATCCTTCGAGGACAACAGGACGGTCGGTGACAAATGTGTTTCTAGCCATTAGCAAAAGAAGTAAGTGGATTCAATCACGGATTCTGGTTTCAGATCTCCGATGATCGGTGGTTCAGTCTCCGCACCTATTTGTGCGGCGAAGTCTTTGAGGTAGTCATGCTCTGCAAAGAGATACATGTAAACCTCACGAATGATGGATGATAGAGCAGACATGTCAGTAGCACGACATAGAACCGAGTCGTGTATGACTGCCAACGGCTCGTCGAATCGTAACGAAGCCAGGTGAAGTAAGGAAGCATCGAGAGAGTGGATTACATTGGGAGCAGTAGCAGCTTTGTGTCTGGCTAAGTCAGCTTTGTCAGTCTCGTCAATTGCGACCCTGATTTTGACACGACCCAATAGCTTTAACTCTACATCTTTCCACTTCACTTTCATTAGCTTCTGGGTGACAACAAAGCCTGATGGTGTGCACCATTGGATCTGTTCCTCACCTCTACGGATAGCCTTACTGACTTCATCTTCAAACCATTTCATCACAGCCATAGGACCAGGGAACTCTTTAGACATAACATCACGAACAACCTTGACAGTCTCCGTGAGTTCATCTTTGGTAGGCTCGTAGCCTTGTTCCTTCAATGCGTCCCTGATGTAGCCACGGTTGGAGTGTGGCTTAGCATTGTATGGAATTGTCATCACCACACGTTTAACGGTGGAGCGATTCATGAAGGGTCTTACAGACTTTGGAACGGAAGGTTTGGCACCCTCGGCGATGACGGTGTAAGCGTCCTGAACCCGATCCGACGGCAGGACATTGACTTGCCTTGCAGTTGATGCGTCTCGGCAGAGTCCGGCGAGGATCTGAAGTCCAGAGCAGGTGGCGTCTGTCGCAATTGGCAAGCTAGTATAATCTCGATCATTTTTAATACAGCAATGGTAATATTCATCACACGCTGCTAAGAACAACCAAGGTTCGTCGGCTGCCTCCCAGTCAGGAAGACAACCAATAGGATCCTCGGCTATTCTTGAGATCAGATTGTGATTAGCTTGGGTCCAGTCAAGTCTCTCCTTGATAGTCTTCTTGTCAAGACCATAGGTTGTAGCAACCTGGAAAGACAACCAGTCTTTAGCATCTGATGTTAACTTGGCTGAGTCCTTGAATTTAATAAGGCTCTTCCCGAAGTCTGTATCATGTATAGTCAGGAAACTAGGGACAGGATACATTCTTCCACGGTAGTCACAGCTAAATGGTACAAAGAACTGATCTTTATCTTTGAAAAGTTTGACTGCCTCCATCGTCATCCTGGTTCTACAAGACCGACGAAAGCTATCTGCTCTCTTGTTATAGACCTCCGCTGCTCTCCGTCTGTAGTCTTGGCGAGCATCATCATTGGTATCTATATCAACAGGTTTTACAGGCAAGTCATACTCAACAATAGGGATAAACTTACCAACCTCTCTTCCCTTCTGCATCAGTTGCTCAGCAACAGTCGTAACGAAAGGATTGAGAGTATATGCTGTCTTCTGAATCTTATTCAGAGCAGCTAGCGGTGTTTCTCCCTGTATACATGTGGGATTGCCCCTGCGCACCATATCGTGACACATCCGTATCTCATTCAGCAGGTACCCACCATGCCTCTCGTTAGTCCAGTCATTGGGTTCAATGAGCATGGGATATGCAATCGGTGAGAACAGTTCACATTGCTTCATAATCTCATCCTTGATAGCCAAGAACTCGGGAGTAGCAATGACATAGTTCACACGCTTCTTACCCTCCTGCTGCATATCCACGGAGAACCACCCAGAAGCCTCTATAAGGCAGTTCAACAGCCATGTGCCTAGCTTCACCCTCACATCACGTCTCCAAGGCACCCAGGGCGTCACATCGCTGCGGTTGATGAGTGTGCGTACAACCACCAATTTCTGCTGGGTTCCACACGCATTGTGCCAGTAGTTATCACGGATGATCTTGAGTAAACCTGGACAGGTCTTCTCATAGTATTGCATTTGACACTCTGATTCCAATGCTTTACCAATGGATTCAGTGACAGTGATGACAGCACCGGACCCGTCTTTGGTGCTAAACACCTTGTCAAAGGTCATCTTAATAGCAATAGCTGCAGCAGCCATCGGTTCTACATCCCGTAGGTGTTGATGTATCTCTTTGAATGCTGCACCATTCTTGCGTTCATAGATTCTATGATTGGTAGCGTCAATGCGCTCAACTACAAGTGGTAGAAGAACATCCATACTGTAAGCGCCATAAGCAGTGGCACTAGCATAGCTTTTGTCCTCCAAATCACGGGTGTTCTTGTGTAGCTTAGCGAGACCACAACGGATTGCATCTCGCTCGAACTGTACTTGCTCTTCAATCTGAGCGGGTGTTGCCATTAATTAAAATACTGGGAGAAGATGTGCTCGAACTCATCTTGATCAGATGCGTCCATGATGTCGGAATCGTAACGTAAGTCGTAGCACTGTTCCATCTCAGGATAAGCTTCTACAAACTCATCGAATTGTTCAATCGTGATCAGGCTCATGGTTGTGTTTGATTAGGTGAATAGATTCATTGTCACAAAGGACAATCTCATTGTTAGGATCAACGCACTCTTTCATCAGGCGTTTCTTAGCCATGTCGTGACGCTTGTAAGCGTACTCTTTGACTTTGTTTGTTTCAGTGTTGTAAACACGCAGCAAGAACTGATGACTAGATGGCAGTTGCCACATAGACATGCCAGTCATGAACTCAGCGTAAGTACAGGTCTCAAAGTCCTCATCGTGAGCACCTTGAATCTCTTCCCAATTGTTGGGAAACTCTTTACCACTCATCAATCATCCTCACATCTTTAAGTGTACATTCGCGTTGGTTGGATAACTCCAGTGCTTGCCATGCGGCACGTTGTGTGTCTGGAGCTAGAACATACTCAATGCGTACGTTCCCAGCGTCGTCCATCATTCTCACTTCGTATTCCTCGAAGCGTTGTCTACCCAGTAATGCCATACTTTTGTTTGAGGTGTTTGAGTGATTGTTTGGAAGATTGGATAAGCCGCACTTTGCGTTTACCCTTTTTGGGTTTACCACTGTTGTGGACCCAGTTAGGTGTAGTCATGAAATGCGTCCTTGAGGAATAATCGTAACGAAAGGGAAAAAGAGAGGCGGTGCTATGTATTAATAACACCACCAATCATGATTAGTTAGTAATTAGAATTAGTTACAATAATAATAATTACCAGGAGAGAAATACTTTCAGGCAGCGATTGGCTCGCGCTGAATGTCACGAACTACCTTGTCGAGATTGTCACAAATAACACCTGGATTCTGAGACAGGTGGAGGTTGACCCACTGACCCAAACTTACAGGCTTGCGAGTGTACAACAGGTCGTCAACTGCAACAGCATTAACATTGGTGTAGCTGTAAGTGCCACCTGATTTGTACTCAACAATGCACTCAAGTGTTGCTGGATTGATATACAACTCAGCAATGTTGGAAGACTCAGGTGATGCAACTTGGAAAAACATAATAGAAATCGTAACGTGAATAAGTAGTCGTTGAAGACTACATTGAAGGACCGAAGTCCCTCAAGGTAATCATCACTCTTTAGGAAAGTGTTTACAGACGGCATCACATAAGGCTTTTATCAGGTTTTCAGCCTGTTCTGCCTCAGCGTTGAGATAGTAAGAGTGTTCCTCAACGATGCTGTCGATGTCTTTTATCAGATGCTTACGAGCTGTTGTAATCATCATTTGCGTGGATGTTCTTCGTAGTGTTTCTTGATACGCTCAAGACGTTGTGTCATCTCGTCATTATCAACAACCTCTTGACAATCAATCTTGATAGACTCACACTCTTCAAAAGAATCGTGGAGTTTCATTAATTCAAGACGAGTGATTACAGCATCGATACTATCAAAGACAGACACAAGACTGTCGCCATAAGATGTTTCATACTGAAAGGTGAAAACGTTCATTTCTTGTTGTAATAGCGTGAAGTGATGGTGTTAGCTCGCAGCCAAATCGTAACGGTAGCGAGCACACCTACAGAACCGATGATTCCGTAGATGATAGTAGTCTCAGTTGGAACAATCATTGAGAATCTTTGTAGACATAATCACAGAGAGCGTTTGGCTTAGCCTCACTCAATGTGTAGACTGCGTTGATAGCATCATCTTCATCATAGTGAGTTGATGTTAACACAGGACGACCATCATTGGTCAGATAGTAAACATGGAACATAATCAATAATCCTCATTTGTAATCTCCTGAGCACGCAGCTCGAGGTAACACCAGATAGCTTTTTCTCGCATCTGTTGTGTTGTCCATGAATCAGGATCGAGAGTGTCGATAATCATTGACTCCCAAGACTTATCAAGACAATCATTAGCAAAGTCTTCGAGATAGGCTGCAATGTCTTCACCATGGCTAACCCAGACATCATAAAGGTCAGAGGAATAAGTGAAGCCATGAACACCAGTGTCAGCACCATATTGTGCGATGTCTTGTAGTTCATCGTAGTCAAAGATTTCACCTAACAGAATGTGAGTCACAGGTTGAGAAATGGTAGCAGTCATAGAATGAAAAGAATAGGATGGAAAAGTCGTAACGGAATCAGAGAGCAACAGCACGTGCGCTATTGAAGCAGTTAGCATTAACCCAGAAACCTAAAGACATGTTAGGCTGAAGAGTCAAATTAGTGATAGCACGACGGCTAACATTCTTGAATGCATAGCGGACAGGACCTGTAGGATTCTTCAGGTAGACACTAACAGTGCCACGCAGAATATCAGCGCAGACAAAGTCAATGAAGGAAGAGGTTTGCTTAGAAATGAACATGAATTGAAATGGAATAAGTGAACAGTTAGAGTAAGTGATTACTCTTGACAGCCTATCACTAGGCTGAGAGGAATAATCAGAGAGATGCTAACACTGCGTCAGCGTAGTCGTCACCATCAAGGTCAGGATGAATGTCGATGTCGATGACACCGTACGTGGCACCGGCTGCACGGGCGGCACGGGCAGCTTGTAACGCAGCGCGCTCGGCGGCGATGCAGTCATCCATGATAGAGGCGAGGTAGGAGTTGGAGGCGTAGCCTGTGGTTGTTTTGATCATGCTATTATCATTGCACAAAATGGCTGAAAAATCAAGAGTATAAATACCTATTGTTTGATTAGCTGTGCTTATGCTTGACATAAGCTGCACTCATTATCTTCATCTTCAATGCCGTCTAGATATTGATACACATAATCATGCATATCATGACGGTTTGCATCATTCAATCCATCATACCAAAAATCTACATAATCTTGCAAATCAATTAGCTCAGAGTTCATGGAATACCTCGATTGAGTTAGTGACAACAATACCATTTAGTTTGGCTGGTTTGTTACGCTTAGCACGCCGTTGTTTGTCACACCATAGCAGCGTTTTGATTGGCTTAGCGTGTAGCGTGAATGTGCAGTCTTTGAGTTTAACTTTACTCATCAGTTTACGCGGGAGAAAGTGTAACCGTGTTGAAAAGGAATGGTGACAGCGCTACCTTCCCAACCGTCTTGAATGAACCACTCAAACTTGTGCTGATATACACCTTGTTTTGTACCATCACACAGTGAGTTGATGATAGCATTGAGTCGTGACTTTGTGGTGTTAGATTGCCAACCACCATCATAAATCTCAACGCTGTTGTTGTCAATGGTAGCGATAAGATTCTTGTGTAGATACACACAGCACACATCACGTGATGGTGAATACATTACCTCTGTGTTGTCTTTATGCCAGTCATTCTTGTTAACAACTGCACTGCACATTTGACGTTCGATGAGTCGCATAACCTCTGTGTCTTGTATGCATATAGTATGGCACACCTCACCGCATTTGTCAACCCTTTATTCATTGTCAATCCTGTACAATCATGGCGTGACCTATGAGCAATACTGATTAATACATTATGTCAACTAAGTATAAACTAGGCGGCAACAGATGTTTTAACATTTAGTGACACAATCCGGGTCTCGCCAGTATTAATAATACAAACCCAGGTTTAGCCGTGATTAGTAATACAAACCTGGATCACTATGTATTATTAATAGTTTAATATGGCAAAACCTGGGTAATTCTTAATACCCGTATGGGGAACTTTTCGTTAATTCTTATTAAGATATAGGTCTCAGAAAATTATGTCATTTTTTATCGGGTTAAGCCAAGTTTAGCGAGTTTAGCCTTTTGTTCTAACAATAAGACCTCCTTATAGGTCAATACGGGACAATTATTGTGTTTTAAGGAAGTTATGAAGTTATTATGTGACCATTTTGGTCTCTTTGGTTGGGTCATCGGGATCAGAGGCAAAGGAACTGTCTTTAACCGGGTCAAGCCGTGTTTTATCGTACTTATCGTGTTGTTCAAGGCACCATTCCTTCAATTCTTTACCACTATCGGTAAACTTGGCTGGTCCTAGCACTCTCCAGGCATCCTTAGGGTCTTGTCTAAGAACTGAGGAGCCTTTGTAGGTGCATACGAAGTAATTAGGACCTTCTCTCATTATATGATATTGATAATAGAGACCATTACTGTTATTACTGTATGATACAGGTTTCATCTGCAGGTAGAGATCATATTAAGATGGATGGTTATACAGAATGTCCATTCAGCGGACATTAAAGAAGGAGGATTGTTTGTCATTTATGACAATAAGATCCTCCCTCGGGGCACAGAGAGTCCACCCTTCTCTCTGTATACATGTGGGATTGCAGTTAAACCCAGTGAGAGACTGATGTCTTACCTTTAATGCCTCTAGCTTTGCGTCTAGTGGCTAAATCAAAGCCAAAAACCATATGATTAGCAGCTTGTTGAGGGTCATCTAACCAGGCATCTTCCATATCTTTCCAATCTTCTTGTCTATCTATTTTCATCTGTTCATATGCACTAATAGCGAGTGCATCAGTGAAGTATTTGACACCTTGTGCTAAACAGTCAAGTCTGTCATCGTGTTTCACTGCGCCTTTTTCACGGCACATTCTACTCATTTGGTAGAAGAGCATATAGAGGAGTCGTTCTTCAGGAGGATTGTCTGGGTTGGATTTAAAGTCCCATTCAATAACACTACGATCAACGACAAGCCTATGCTGATTAAGCACAGGTTCCAAGGCATCAATGATTCTGTCTTCTTTTCGTACATTAGCTCGTACCTCTTCAATGTCTATGCTTTGTTTTGTCTGTACTAAGTGTTTTCTAAATAACTCACTGACTATACCGTCACCGAAGTTAGTTTCAATGACTAGTTTAGTAGCATTATACTTCTTACATCCTCTTAGAATGTCCAGGAGCGTGTTGTCTGAGTATCCGTCTCGGTAAGCACGCATTTCGTGCAAGTACAAGAAACCGTTTCTTTGGGAGATATAAGCTGCTGCTGTTTCATCTGTACCACGACCCGACGGGTCAATGCTGCAGATTGTCTCTGAGTAAGGGTTCCAGTCTCCTTGTAACTGCATTGGATTATAGAAATAATCTCCAGGTAGTCCGACAGTTGGTAGCTCTTTGATGACGTTAGAAGGGTCGGAGCACCACACGACTGCATCCGGTGCTGTTGAAGGGTTGACTGAAGTGACGACAAGGTCGGAGCACTTAAGTGGGAACTTTTCTGAGTCGCTGAGGCTGGTGTCGAGCATAAACTGCAGCATAAAGTTGCTGCGACCCATAGCGGCTTCGCGTTCAATAAGATCTTCATTGTCAAATCTATCAGGGTCCGTCACATCCCAGGGTTCTGCACCGTTATCGATGTCTTCCTGTAGCTGTGGAGCTAAGAGACCTTCATAGTTAGTTTTATCACGAGGATACCTAGCAGTCCAGACGAAGGGTCTGTAGTTCCGTTCTGCTAGTTTACGGTAGATGGTGAAGGTAGTCTGTGGTGTACCTAAGAACATGATCCTAGAATCTGTCTTGGGTGTTAAGATTGACTCGCTTTCTGTGACTAATTGCAAGAGTTTCTCTCGCATTAGTTCTGTCATGGAGTTAGAAGGAACCTCAATGTCGTCTAGGACCATCAAGTCGGCGCGACTTCCGGTCAACTGACCCGTGATTCCAACGGACTTTACGCTTGGTGCTTGGTGAGGAGCACACTTCACATCGAAGCTTACCCTCGACCATCTTGCATCGTCTCCATTCGGACGTAAATGAGAAAGCCATGGTGTTTCAATAATAAGTTTTTGTAGGAAGATGGACATATTGTCTGCTCTCTCTTTAGAGGCAGAAATAATCATAATCTTTCGCTCAGGATCATTAAAGAGAGTCCAGAGAACAAATGCGCCTGTGATCCACGACTTGCCAACACCACGGAAAGCTTGTATCTGTAGACGCTTAGGTCCATGCTGAAGATAGTCTGCGATTGCATATTGTGCACGGGTAGGAGAAGGGAGGTCAAGCTCAGACCACAATGCTTGTAGAAAGAGCTTGAAATCCTCTTGTAGTAGGCGGAGAGTGTCCATTTAGATTAGTCCACGTTTACGAGGACGACGTGACAGACGGGTTCCGCCAGATGGTCCTTTCTTTCGTTTTTGTCTATCAGTAAGACCACCCTCTTCAGTAGCTTGAGGTTTAATCTTCTTACCAGTGGTTTTATCACGGCGGAAAGAGGCCGCTAGTGCTTTACCACGGCTACCGTAGACTTCAGCGGCACGTTGTTTCTTGGCACCAATCTCCCGTTTAAAACTACCACCATCAACTTGTTGGAGGCGTTTAAACTTAGAAGATACCTTATCAGCGTACATATTCTGTGCGCCTACGCTTTGTCGATTAATCTTAGGTACTGTGTCACGATTCTCAGGTTGAACTGTCATCGAGAGCCTAGAATCACCGATTTGTAGCTTATTTTTAACGAGCTTCCTCGAGGAGCTTCTCTGACCACGTTTCATAGTGTGTGTGCTAGATTGTATGTAAATGGTATTTTAACCGCCTTGTAGAGCCTTCTGAGCACCGCTCCGTCCACGTATGCGGTTATGGCTACCCTTAGCACGGTACAAAGAGACACCAGCATTAATCACATCGGGTATGATACCAGCAGCAGGGACTGTGCCAGCTGTAGCTAGTGCGGATTGTACAGCATCAAGAGGGTTACCGGATTTAGCATAATCCATTCCGTATGTAGTAGCTTCAGCAGCTCCAGCACCATAACCTACAAGAGGTATAGCGGGTGCAACTGCTCGGAAGGCTTTACTTTGCACAACCTTACGGAACATACCAAAGATATTGTCAGCTTCGGAACCTGCTTTTTTGACACTACGCCACATAGCAGGCTCTTCTACGTTATGCAATCTGTTGTGGTCAGGAATAGACATCTCATCAATAGCTTGAGGAGTGTGTCCAATATTTGATTCACCATGCACACGTTTATAAGCTTCAATAGTTCCAGGCTTTTCTTTTTCTCCAGCTGCAAGATAGCTTACAGGAAATCTGTGATGACCAACATTGCCACGACTGCGCATGTTAGCCATAGATTTATCAGCAGCCTTTTTTGTAGCTTCGTCAGGTGTAATCATATCTTCAGCTATCCTTCGATTACCGGAGGTAGCTTTACGGGAATCAGCCATTTTGACGTGACCACCAGGTGTTAGTTTAGAACCGTAACCTCTAATGACACGTTCTTTGCCGTCCTCCGGGATAAACCTGGTTAAACCTGCATCAATCGCTTCCTGTTTAGTCTTAGGTAGTCCAGCCTTACGTTCTTTTAAGGTTGGTGGTCTTAATTTAGCCATAGATGTAATCTGCTAGTACTTGTTCCCTTAACGGGTTTCCATATTGTTGTATGAACTGTTTCCAGTTATTAGTTCCCTTTTCCTGATTACAGCGTACGCAGGAGCATACGAGATTAGAGGTTTCATCCTTACCGCCAAGATAGCGAGGATGGACGTGATCCAAAGTAAGGTCATTAGTGTCATGTGTTTTTCCACAATAAATACAAGTGTTGTCAAAGTGTTCTTTAATAGCACGCCTCCATAGGCGCTTGGCTTCTGGTGAGGTCATAACTATTAAGTTCTTTAGATAGTGGTCAGGATTAGGGAACAAAGGAGTCATCGTTTACGGTTTGTTTTGCGGGCACCTTTAGCGCGGTTTGTCTTCCGTGCTACGCACTTCAGATTAGATCGGTTATTGTTCTTAGGATTACCATCCTTGTGATCAATCTCCTTTCCTTTACCACACTTCAGGTTCCGCCTTGCAGCAGTCCGTGATGCATCTTTGTCTTTGTTTTTACGTCGGTATGCCTTCAGGTATTCTTTCCTGGCAGCGTATTCTTTTTTATAGTTTCGAGCCATACAACCTCTTCTGAACCATTTCAGGATCAACTTCTGGCATGATGGCTGCCAGTTTAGACAGTGGGTTACCTTCTACGGCAACACCAGTAATGTCATTTTGTTTTAGCCAGTCAATGGCTGCTTTCAAATCCTGAGAACTAGCCTCACCCGATTTGATACGAGTGAGGAGTTCTTCTGTCAGGATATTGTGCAACTCATTAAACCGTTCTTCACTCGCTCTTTTCAAGACCCAACTCCCGTCGAATCAGATCGACAGCGTAGTCATCAACCTCATTGTCAGTACGCTCAGCATAGGCGGCCAACAGGTCAACAACCAATTCTTTTACAGCCTGAGAGGTGAGAAAGGCAAAAATAATAGGACGAAGTAGTTTAATCATTTTTCATTTGTGTTGCGATTAGCTATGCGGTCCAGTTTATTTTCAATCCGAACCATATGTTGTTCCACTCGATCAAGAGCAGCTGAAAAATCAGATTTAGTGAGGTAGTCCTCGGCAATCCTTAATTCAAACTTATCTACTCGACGATCTAAATCAAAAACACGAGAGTGGATCCGTGTTATGAGTATTGAAAAACCAGTAGCCGCTGCAACTCCAACAGGAATTACAAGTTCTAACATTATATTTATGAGTTAGGGTCTGGAGGAACCTCTACAGGAGGTTGTATAACCCTTGTAAAGGACCAAGCATTTTTAGATTCGTTGTAAGTACCTACAACATATGTTCCGTCTTTTTGGGTAACTGAAAATGTTTGGCCATCATTCCAGGGTTTATCAGGATAAGAGATCATTAGTTGTAGCTCCTTTGTCCATAAATGTATAGTTCACTTCCAGCAAGGTTATACCAAGGTTGTTTATTCTCTGCAGACAGGTTATTTTCGTCTGAGCCATTATCTACAAAGCAGTAGAACATGTTAGCACCAAAAATAACGTTTTTATTACCAGTCTGCACAAGCAACGCTGGGTAGTTATGTCTAAAACCACCTTGCATAATGTTGTTAGTGATAGTAATATTTTCAGATATATTTGGAAGTTGAGTGTTACAAGCAATTAAACCACCTTGTGTTCCATTGGCACCACCAGCAGATACAAAGTTATTAGCAAACACAATTTGATTAGAGTTTAGCTGAACTAAATAACCAGAAAAGGATTGTTCATCATCACCACGAATATCACATCCAATTACTCTATGGACACCACCAGCAGCAAAATGTCCGATAGCTGTTTCCCAGGTATCAAAGTGAATACCTGCAAGGTAGGTTGCAGAAGTATTGCCAGTAAAGATAAAACCTTCCCTACCTTTAACTTCACCTTGACTTATGTAAATACTTTCAATACTTGATGTACTATTAGTGGTAGTCCAAAGTGCACGATAAAACCCTTGAATGTAGAAATTAGTAAGATGAAGCTGTCTAATTGAACCTCGATTTTTATTGGAATTGATGTAGATACCAATAGCATCGGGATCTTCTCTAGCACCGCCAGAGTTATCAAAGTGGTTGCCAATTATATTGTTAGCGATCGTGATGTTGCTAGCATAGACACCACCAACATTGGCTATCTTTAGACCTTTTTTAAAGTATCCACGAGTGCCAAGGGTTTGGTCATAGTAAGCACCAATGGTTATATTATCAAGAATTACTTTAGTCCAAGGTCCTTGGATAGCACCACTACCACCATCGCGGATAACGATTCCACCTTCGCTAGTATTGTTAGCTGCTTTCAAGACTTGGATGTCTCGGATCTCAAATCCATCATTTGCGATATATGGAGTGTGGTTTACAGTAAGCCTTAGACAGTAATTGTCTATATGAGTTTGGACAGTTGGTTCATACAGAATGACAGAGTGCATACCATCGCCAAAAATGGTAACGCCAGTAATGTCTAAGGTTTCAGAAACTCTGTAAGTTCCACTAGGAAAGTAAACACCTTTATGACCGGCATTTAAAGCAGCCCTAATAGCAATAGTATCGTCTGTAGTGTCATTAGGATCTGTAGGATCACAACCTACGGCACCAAAGTCTTTAATACTTACATAGTCTTCTAAACGACTTTGTAGAGTACGATTTTGACCACTAGGGAAGGTGTAGCTAATCAGACTAGGATTACCAGAACCAGATGTACCAGCATCCTTCCATTCATAATCAGAACCGGACCAACCAAGGACTTGGTTTGCGTTAGCAGTGGATGTATTGAGATGAGTGTCTACATCAGAATCCGTGTATGCAGGTGTGTAAGTAACTTGTGTCCAAGCACCATTTTCACGGGCATATTGATTACCATCTTGAGGAGCTTCTGGAAATTGATCAACGTCACCTGTGATGTCATTTTTGACATTTTCATATTTAATTTTATAACTGGTGCTACCGCGATTAACTAATAGCACATCATTATTACTAATTGTCATAGTTCAGTAAGAGTGTCTATACGGTAATCACCTTGATCCATATT